TAAACGAAGATGATTGGAAACAATCAGACGACGAATCTACAATGGCAAAAGCACAGTTAAAATCTATTCAATCCAATGCAAGTAAGTTGATGAATATAATAGGAGATAACGAGCAATTAGATGCATGGGTTCAAGCCAAGCTAACAAAAGCAGAAGATTATTTAGACTCAGCAGCAGGATACCTAGAATCAGAAGAAGATGAAGAGGGTCATCAACCTGTAGCACTTGCAATAGCTTTAAATGAAAAGAAAGCTACATATTGCGGAAGATGTGGACATACCCATGTTAAGGGTACACCTTGTCCAAGACCTTTTAAAAATGAAGCATTAGATGCAGTTGGAAAAGAGGATGACGATATTAATAATGATGGAAAAGTCGATAAGACTGATAAATACTTAAAAAACAGAAGAAATACTATCTCTAAAAAGATAACTAAAGAAGAACTGAGAGAATTAATGCTTGAAGCATATATCGAAGTTCTTAAAGAAGAAGAAGGAGCAGTATTAGAGACATCTACAGATGAAATACTAGGAAAATTTCCTACAGTAAAGAAAGCAATAACATCTCTATTTACAAAAGAATATCCAGAATTTGTAACAGATATAAGATGGGTAGCACCAAAACCTTCCACATTTGCAGTTGATCTTAAAAACGGTCAATCATTTAACTTAAAATGGATGGGTAAAGGATTTGAAGCACAAATAGAAGGTAAAAAATACTACTTAGATACTTTACAAGACTATCAACAAGCTTTAGATAAGATAAACGATATACTTAAGAACGGACCAATCACACAAGGTGAAGAACCAGGTGGAGAAGAATTCGGAGCAGATCCAGCAGCACCAGCAGGTGGAGGAGGAGGAGATTTTCCAGGTGGAGAAGCTGGAGGAGAGCCAGCAGCTGAATTTGGAGCAGAAGAAGCACCAGCAGGGGAAGAAGAAGCAGGAGCAGAACCAGAAACACCAGAAGCACTTTAATGAGCGTAATAGATAAAATAGTTGCAGAATGGGCTTTCCGTTGTAAAAAAGGATACCCGGATATGAATAATCCTAGCGATATAAAAATATTGAAAGAGATTTATTCAGAATATGGGGTAGTCTTGGAAGAGGAAAAACCAGAAAAAAAGAAAGAGGATGGAGTAACTCAAGAAGATCTAGCAGTATTAAGAAGTGCTTTTGAAAATATAAAAGTACCTTACTCAAAGTACTTATCTATCTTTAATTATTTTGATCCAAATTCTTTAGGAACAATCTCAGAAGTATTATTAACAAAGTTACTTAATACCGTAGACAATGTACAAGCTCAACACGTTGGAGGAGCTCAAGGACTTGCAGATATAATAATAAACGGGCATCATATTTCACTGAAAACAACTGCAAAAGGAAAACCTATAGGATTAGGTTCGGATGAAGTAAATATAAGTCCTTCTGATTCTAAAGAAGTAGTAAGTACTTTAAATGCATTATACAAGCAAGACCCTACACTAAAAAATCTTTCTATAAGTGAACTACAGGGTAAGATTCCTGACGAAACATATAATAATATTAATAAACGATTATCCTCTATTGCTAAAAAAATAGCAGGAGAGTTAAATAAAGAGGTTTTTGTGTGGATAGAAAAGATATATAAACAGAAACTTCTTACAGGAATTGTTATCCATGTGGTAAAGTATGATCTTAATAAAGCGTTAAATACTTTCCTACAAAGTAAAATATCAGTAACAGAAAAAGCTTGGGGAGTAGTGGATGCAGCAGGTAAAGCAATAATTAGTGCAGATACCTCAGGAAAACACCTCAATATTACACCAGAATTTGTGTATAGTAGTTCAAGAGGTACTAATACAGCTATTGACTTAGAAGTAAATTTAAAATATTCATCAGAAGAAGTACAACAAAAAGTATCAGATAAAGTGTTTAAGGCTCTTAATACAATATACTCTGAACTTTTTTAGTTAAAAACAAACTATTTATAAACAAAAATAAAACACAATGGCAGATAATTTCAACTTAAGAACATTCTTAACAGAGAATAAACTTACTAAAAATGCACAGCTTCTTTCAGAAGGAATAGAGTTTAACGGTAAACCGGTAAACGTTGGATCGGTAGAAATCGATGGAATAGATACAGAAGATTACCCAGACTTTGTAGATGCATATATTGCAGCAGCAGAATACGAAGACGGTACTCCATTAACAGACGAAGAATTAGTACAGTTTCAAGAAGAAAATTACGATTTAGTAAGCCAAATGATTCACGATGATCAGCTATACTTAGAAGCAAAGAAAGAAGATGGTATGGAAGAAGCATCTAGCGAGGATATGGCTTATACTGAAAAAGTTGACGAAGCTTTAGCAGAAAGTAAATTAACTGCTAAAGAAAGACGTTTAGTAGAAATGGTTCAAAATGCTTTAGGAGAAGAAAATGTAGATTATACAATGGGACGTCAAGACGATCCAAATCAACTACCAAACCCAGCACCAGAACTTAACATACCAGAAGGAGAAGCTAATATAGAAGAAGCAAAACCTCTTCCAAAATATGAATCAATTGAAGAATTGATGAAAGAGATTGAACACGGTACTAACGAAGCAGCTCACAAATACAAAATGGATGAGATGAAAAGAGTTTACGAGGCTTTAGAGGCTAAAGTAGGGTCTTTAGAAGAAGGAGAGCATGCTGAGCATATCGATCAAAAAGCTGTTAAGCAAATGCGTAAAGATATTGCAACATTAAGAAAAGCAGAAGAGAAATTAAGAAAAGAATTTGATAAAAAATTCTCAGGTAAAGAAAAGAAAGAAACTCCAGCTAAAGAAAAAGCAGTAGAAGCTTTACAAGAAGGATTCAACTTAAGAAAATTCTTAGCAGAAAACAGAAAATAAGATTACTCAATAGTAAACAAGCCCACTCCTTAAAGGTGGGTTTTTTTATATACACATATTTATAATATATAAGTATATAATATGTCACAAGCAGATATAAAACAAATAGTAGCACAGGAGTACATAAAGTGTGCAAAAGATCCGGCTTACTTCATGAAGAAGTATTGCTACATACAGCATCCAACAAGAGGTAGAATCTTATTTAACCTCTACCCATTCCAGGAAGGAGTATTACATTTATTCAGAGATGAAAAGATGTTGATAACTCTAAAATCAAGACAGTTAGGAATCTCTACATTAGCCTCGGCCTACGCTTTATGGTTAATGATCTTTCATAAAGATAAGAACGTACTGGCATTAGCAATTACTCAAGCAACAGCTAGAAACCTTGTAACTAAGACGATTTTCATGTATGAGAATCTACCAAAATGGTTACAGTTGCCCTTTACAGAGAAGAATAAATTATCTCTTAGACTTAAAAACGGTTCTAAAATCACAGCTAAATCATCTAATGCAGATGCTGCTCGTTCAGAAGCGGTATCGTTACTGCTAATAGATGAGGCTGCTTTCATTGATAATATTGAAGAAACATTTACTGCAGCACAACAAACACTTGCTACAGGGGGTCAATGTATGGCTCTTTCTACTCCAAATGGTGTAGGAAACTGGTTCCATAAAACATGGGAAAAAGCTGAAGCAGGAGAGAATGGGTTTGTACCAGTTAAATTAAAATGGGATGTGCATCCTGAAAGAGCACAAGACTGGAGAGATGAACAATCAAGACAATTAGGAGAGAAACATGCCGCTCAAGAGTGTGACTGTGACTTCCTATCATCTGGAGATTCAGTAATTGAGGTTGAAAATATGGCTTTTTACGAAGAGACATATGTAAAAGAGCCGATGGAAAAGAGAGGCGTAGATGGAAATCTTTGGATATGGGAATCACCTGACTATCAAAAGTCTTATATGGTTGTTGCCGATGTCGCTAGAGGGGACTCTACTGACTACTCTGGCTTCCATGTCTTTGATATCGAAAGCTGTACACAAGTGGCAGAATATAAAGGTAAGATATCACCTAAAGAATACGGAAACGTATTGGTAGGAATAGCAACAGAGTACTGTGATGCACTTCTAGTAATAGAGAATGCCAATATTGGATGGTCAACCATTGAACAAGTACTATCCAGAGAGTATAAAAACCTATACTATTCATCAAGATCAGATAATGAGACAGTTGAATCGTATATGGCTAAGTACGAAAGAGATAAATTAGTACCTGGATTCACAATGTCTCTTAAAACAAGACCTCTGGTAATAGCTAAAATGACTGAATACATACGGGAAAGATCGGTTATAGTGCAATCTAAGAGGTTATTAGCCGAAATGAGAGTATTCATATGGAGAAATGGTAAAGCACAGGCACAATCGGGGTATAACGACGATTTAATTATGGCTTTTGCAACAGCTTTATATGTTAGAGATACAGCTATTCGTATGAGACAACAAGGAATGGATCTTTCAAGAGCTACAATGAATGCTTTTGTTGGATTGAATCAAAGAGATCCTGGCGTATATAACGTTGCTCCTATGCAGAATAATCCTTATCTTATGGAAACGCCATATGGTCAAGAGGACTTAACCTGGCTAATAAGATAAGTTACTATTTATAAATAAAACATTTTAAAATGGCAGAAAGAAATTTATTTAACTCTCTCCAGAGATTATTCTCGACTGATATATTAGTTAGAAACGTAGGAGGGGATGAGTTGAAGATTGCTGATATTAATCACATACAATCAACAGGGAAATATCAAACCAATTCACTATTGGATAGATTCTCTCGTCTATATATTTACAATAATAAAAATATATTTAACCCAAACCTTAATTACCAGACATTAAGGATACAACTTTACTCAGACTATGAAGCAATGGATTCAGATCCACTTATTGCTTCCACTCTAGATATACTAGCAGATGAGTCTACACTAAAGAGTGCAATGGGAGAGGTTCTTTCTATTAAATCTACAGACGAAAACATACAAAGAGTCCTTTATAATTTATATTACGATGTATTGAACATCGAATTTAACCTATGGTCATGGGTTAGAAATATGTGTAAGTACGGGGACTTCTTTTTAAAATTAGAAATATCAGAAAAATTTGGTGTTTATAATGTTCTTCCTTATACAGTTTACCATATGGTAAGACATGAAGGGATGGATAAAGAAGATCCAACTAAAGTAACATTCTCAATCGATCCAGACGGATTAGCTTCTTCATCAGATCCAAACTATATTCCAAATAATAGTAAGTCAGTTATCGCTTTAGATAATTACGAAGTAGCCCATTTCAGATTACTATCAGATACAAACTACCTTCCTTATGGTAGAGCTTATATTGAACCAGCTAGAAAAATTTACAAGCAATTGACTTTAATGGAGGATGCAATGTTGATTCACAGAATCATGAGAGCTCCTGAGAAGAGAATGTTCTACATTAACGTAGGATCTATTCCACCAAACGAAGTTGAGCAGTTCATGCAAAAAACAATTAACAATATTAAGAAAACTCCATATGTAGATCCACAAACAGGTCAATATAACTTGAAATTCAACATGCAAAACATGATGGAGGATTTCTACTTACCGGTTAGAGGAGGAGATACATCTACAAGAATTGAGACTACTAAAGGATTGGAGTATGATGGTACAAACGATATCGAATACTTAAGAGATAAGATGTTTGCAGCACTAAAAGTGCCAAAAGCATATTTTGGATTTGAAAAAGACCTTACAGGTAAAGCAACTCTTGCAGCAGAAGATATTCGTTTTGCTAGAACAGTAGAAAGAATTCAAAGAATTGTAGAAAGTGAATTAACTAAAATTGGTTTAGTACATTTATACTCGCAAGGATTCGACAAAGAGTCTTTAGTAAACTTTGAAATTAAATTAACTACTCCTTCTATCATTTATGAACAAGAAAAAGTAGCTCTTTGGAAAGAGAAAGTTGACTTAGCAACTCAAATGCAAGCAACCAAACTATTCTCTTCAGACTATATCTACGATATGTTATTTGATATCTCAGAAGATAAGTATAACGAAATGAGAGAACTTATTAGAGAGGATGCTAAAAGAGAGTTTAGAATATCTCAAATTGAAAACGAAGGAAATGATCCAGTAGCTACAGGACAGTCTTTTGGAACACCTCACGATTTAGCTTCAATATACGGAAGAGAACAAGGAGAATTACCAGCAGGGTATGACGAAACTAAACCTGGAAGACCTAGAGAGAAAATGTCTATACTAGGCACAAATGCAGACCCTGTAGGAGGAAGAGATAGACTAGGAGTTCAAGGAATGAAAGGCGGCTTTCCAAGTGATAATGAAAATGTAAAAGAAAACATAAACAATACAATGTCAGTTTTTCTTAGAAACAAGAATATATTTATTCCTAAAAAGCAAAATATCTTTGAAGAAGAAGCAGAGAAAGAATCGGATCTCTTAAATGAAGAGAATATTAAAGATTTAGATAATTAAGCACTATTTATAACAAAGACATACCTAAGATGCGTATTAAACACAGTAAGTATAAAAACACAGGCTTAATATTTGAACTATTAGTAAAGCAAATAGCAGCGGATACCTTATCTAAAAGAGATTCCCCGGCATTGACAGTACTAAGAAAATTTTATACAGGAAACACAACACTAGTAAGAGAGTTTAAATTATACGATTTTGTACTAAAAAATAAAGGCATTGGCCCTAAAAAAGCAGAATCAATACTAAGCACCATTGTAGAGATTTCTAGAAAACTAGATGCAAAATCTCTTAGTAAGCAAAAATATGAGCTTATAAAAGAACTTAAGAGTCATTACGATTTAGAGGAGTTCTTTTCTATTAAGGTAGAAGCATATAAGCCTCTAGCAGCTTTATATTGTTTAATGGAAGCACAAAATGCAGCAGAACTTGTAGACCTAGATGTATTTGTTGACAATAAAACTACAATACTTGAGCACTTAACTCAAAGTAAAACAGCAGCCGGTCAAGTAAAAAATGCTTTAATTGAAGAGTATTCTAAATATGATAAAGATTTAAGACTTTTAACATATAAAATATTACTAGAGAAATTTAATCACCAATATAAAGATTTACTTCCAGAACAGAAAAACATCTTGAAGGAATTTATAGTATCAGTTAACTCTTCTACAAGACTAAGAAACGTAGTAAATGAAGAAATGACTAAATTACAAGTAGAGATTTCTAAATTAAAAAAGAATATTACTGATAAAGTAGTAAAAATTAAATTAGAAGAGATTCAAAAAGTAATTATTCCTATAAAAAATACACAAAAAGTAGATGATAATCATTTAGTTTCATTAATGCAGTACTATGAATTAGTAAATGAATTAAGAAATCTATGAAAAGATCAGAAGTACTAAAAGCAATACAGGAAGTATTGGCAGAAATGTCAACAACAGCAGGTATGGCAGTACCATCAACTCCATTTGCTTTTTCTAAAAAAGGACAAGGTAAAAATACAGCTACTAAAACAGCTGAAAAATTAGGTTATAAAACAGTTGAAAGACCTAAACGTCCTTCACACACAAAAATGTTTGATTACTTAGACGAAAATAAATAATATGAGAACTTTACAAGAAAAATATAACGGAATTCAAGAGGGAAAATTCTCTAAAGAACATTTCTTAGCTGAAGCTAGAATGCAACTTCCAAACTTAATAACTCGTTTCAATGGATACGATGATGCTGTTCAGATTTTAAAGAACAGAGGAATGATTCAGGAAGCTAGAGTAGAAGAAGCTAGACTTACTAAAAACAATCTAACAGATTACAGATTCAAACCAACTAACGAAATGGATAAGTATCCATACGAACAGATTCTTAGAGGAATCAGAGTTGAGTTAGAGGTAGCAGGGGTTCTTGGAACACCAACAGCAGAAGAATATTCAAAAGCATTAGTAAAAGTATCTAAAAACTTAGCAAAAGATTCTATATTCTATACAAACCAGTTAGCAGGAGTTAATCCAAAAGTGGATCTTCATGATAAAATGGTACCTGTAACAGCAAAAAACACTGTAGATGTTTTTAACGGTATGAAAAAAGCTGAATTAAAAGAAGGCTTTAAAAAACTAATTAAAAAAGTATTATCTGAAGAGGTAATGGATGTTGAAAGCTATAAAGAAGACGAAGTATACGAAATGTACGGAGAAGATGAAGCAGATGACATTCCACATCCAAGAGGATACGAAGACCAAGACGAAATCGACTACGATGACGAAAACTTCTCAGATCCTTTCATTGATGACCCAGATTTTCAATTTGAATCAACAGATACTGAAGCTGACAAAGATATGGTTCGTAAATTAATGACCATGTACGAAACAGAGCCTTCTAAATTTGAAAAATTACACAAGCAAGCACAAACTCAAGCATCTACTTCTAAAGATATTAAATTTAAACATTTATTATCTCTAATTGATAGAGCTAAAGCAGGAGCTTTACAGAGTTTATCTAATCAAGATAAAGCACAAGCTGATAGTGAAGGAATGGATGAAGATCTTTACAAAGGAAAAAAATCGTTATCTGAATTATTAAAATAAGAAAGATGAACAATTTATTAGTAAATGTAACTCCTTTCAAAGGAATGCTTACCGAATCAAAGGCTAAACCCGGAGTATTCGAAGTAACAGGCATTATGCAGAGAGCAGGAGCTAAGAATCAAAACGGAAGAATCTACAAAAGAGAAATTCTTGAAGAAGAAGTAAAAAATTATGTAGAGAATTTTGTTAAGATAGGAAATGCATACGGAGAATTAGATCATCCAGAATCAGCAATTGTCTCTTTAAAAAACGCATCACACGTTGTAAAAGACTTATGGTGGGATGGAGATGACTTGATGGGTAAAGTTGAATTACTAAATACACCCTCAGGAAATATCGTAAAAGAAATATTAAGAGGAGGACATACAATTGGAATCTCTTCAAGAGGAACAGGATCAGTATCACAAACCAATGAAGGAACTTTAATGGTACAGGATGATTTTGAATTAGTATGTTGGGATTTCGTTTCTAATCCATCAACACAAGGAGCTTTTATGAATCCAATTTCACTAAACGAAGGAAAACAATCAGTAGGAAAATACGATAGATTAGATTCTATTATTAACAATATATTAAGAGCATAATGGAAAATAATTTCGACATACACAATTGGCAAGCTAAACACTTGACAAAATTACTAAAAGAAAATACAGTGCAAGAAGGAGGAGGATACGTAGAAGTGATGGGACCTCGTTTTGATGAAGCAATAGAAGCAATACAATTAGCTTGGGAAGAATGGAAAAACGGACCTATGACAGAGCCAGAAGATATTCCTCAAGCAAAGCAAGACATATTAGACTACATAGTAAGTCTTTTAAAATAAAAACACAGCCCACCCCATAAAGGTGGGTTTTTTATGTTTTAAAAATATATGTATATTTATTTAAGAATATATCACGATCCTTATGTGATATCTACTACAAAGTAAAACATTATTACGCTACTACTTAATAAGCGTACGACAAACAAACACAAATTAAAATGTCAAACAAAGATTTATTAAAGCAAGCTATTGCTGAAGCGAAAACTATTCGTGAAGCTGCAATTGCCAACGCTAAAGAAGCTTTAGAAGAAACATTAACTCCACACTTAAAAGAAATGCTTGCTCAAAAGTTGCAAGAAATGGAAGATAAAGAAGATGAGGTAGTTGAAGAAAACATCTATGAAGCTGAAGAAGAAGAGGTAGAAGCAGGAGAAGGAGAAGAAGGAGCTGAAGAAGAAGCTGGTGAAGAAGAAGAAGGTAACGAAGAAGAAGAATTAGAAATCGAAGATATGTCTGTTGAAGACTTGAAAGATCTAATTAGAGATATCGTTGCACAAGAAGTAGGTCATGACGAATCAGAAGAAGAATTACCAGGCGAAGAAGCTCCAGCAGGAGAAGAAGATATGGTAAGTATGGATGGTGATTCAGAAGAGATCGATATTAACGAATTATTAGCAGAATTGGACGAAATGGACAAGGAAGAGGTTAAAGAAGAGAACATAAACGAAATGGGACCGGAGTATATCGAAGGAGCAGCACAGCTTGTTGAAATGTTTCCATTCTTAACTATGCAAACCGCATCATTAGTTATAGGAGCACTTGGTGCAGCAGGTCTAGCAGGATTTTCTGCAATTGCTGCTAAAGTAATGGATATGGCCCTAGCAGGTAAATTTGGAACAACAGGTAAAGCTTTTGCTGAAAAATTACAAGCAGCAGGTGGTGCAGCAGCCAAAGTTACCCAAAACAGAGAAGGTGTTGAAGCAGTAAATGAAGAAGAAAATATAGATGAAAATATCGATATTATCTATCAACTTATTGATGCTTTCCCATTCTTAACTAACCAAACTGCACAATTAGTAGTTGGAGCTTTAGGAGCAGCAGGTCTTACAGGATTATCTGCTATCATGGCTAAAGTACACGAAATGGCTAAAAACGGAGTTTTTGGTGAAAAAGGAAAACAAATCGGAGATAAATTATCCGATGTTGGTAGTGCAGCAGCAGGAGCAAGAAACGTATCTGAAGAGTCTGAAGAATTAAACGAAGCTTTAAAGACAGTTAAAATCTTAAGAAACCAACTTCAAGAAGTTAATCTTCTAAATGCAAAATTACTTTATGTAAATAAAGTATTCAAATCAACTAACTTATCTGAAGGTCAAAAAGTAAATGTTATCGCAGCATTTGACAAAGCCGAAACAGTTAAGGAAGTAAAATTAGTTTTCGAAACAGTTTCTAAAAATGTAGTTACTAAACCAGCCGCATTAAAAGAGCACAGATCTTTTGCTTCTAAAGCAACAGGTAACGCAAACACAACTGCACCAAAAGAAATCTTATCAGAAGTATCTGAGCAAGTATCAAGATGGCAGAAGTTAGCAGGAATTATTAAATAAAAAAATAAAAAACACAAAAAACCACAATGGAATTAAATCAATTATTCGAAGGGGCGAACAACTATAAGACTTTACAAGCTGATGCAGCTCGTTTGTCTGGTAAATGGGCCAAATCAGGTTTGTTAGAAGGAATTTCTAACGAAATCGAAAGAAACAACATGGCTATGATTCTTGAGAATCAAGCAAAACAAATCGTATCAGAAAATACTACAGGTACAGGTGCAATGGGTACTTCTACAGGTGGTGCTGAGCAATGGGCTGGAGTAGCTTTACCATTAGTACGTAAAGTATTCGCTCAAATCGCAGCTAAAGATTTCGTTTCTGTACAACCAATGAACTTACCTTCAGGACTTGTATTTTACTTAGACTTTAAATACGGTACAAACGCAGTAGGTAGAACAGACGGGGATAACCTTTACGGTAACGTTTCTACAGCTAACTCTAAAATTGGAGTAGATGTTGATCCATCAGGAGGTTTATACGGAGCAGGTCAATTTGGTTACTCAATCAACTCTGCATCTTCTGCAGGAGTTTACAGTACTACTGGATCAGCAGTATCTTCTTCTATCGCATACCAAGATGGAATAAATCCTTCAAACTATTTTACATTAGCATTCGGAACAGGAAGTATCGCAGGATTCGATCCTAAAGGTGTTAGAGCATTCAGACTTTACTCTGCTTCAGTAGATGTAACTTCTAACCCAGAACTTACTTTCTTATCTTCTTCTGCAGCAGGAGAATATGTGAAATTCGTAGGATTAGCATCAGGAATCACTACAGGATCTTTCACAGCTACTGTAAAATACCAAATGCAACCAACTGACAGATCAAGAGGTGACTTCGAAGACGGAGGAACTAACCCAGCAGGAAACAACAACGGAACTATTAAAATTCCTGAAATCAACGTATCATTAGCTTCTGAAGCTATCGTTGCTAAAACAAGAAAATTAAAAGCACAATGGACTCCAGAGTTCGCACAAGATCTTAACTCTTACCATTCAATTGATGCTGAAGCAGAATTAACTTCATTATTATCAGAGTACATCTCTATGGAGATTGACTTAGAGTTAATGGATATGTTAATCCAAGATGCAGCTACAACTGAAAGATGGTCAGCAGTTAACAACAAAAACTGGAACCCATCAACTAATGCTTGGGAAACAGGTACATTCAATGCAGGAACTAGTTTCTACAACACTCAAGGTCAATGGTTCGGAACTTTAGGTACTAAAGTACAAAAAGTATCTAACAAAATTCACCAAAAAACTTTAAGAGGTGGAGCTAACTTCTTAGTATGTTCTCCAACTGTAGCTACAATCTTAGAATCAATTCCAGGATATGCAGCAGATACAAACGGTGACAAAATGGACTTTGCAATGGGAGTTCAGAAAGTAGGTAACTTGAATTCTCGTTTCAGAGTTTACAAAAACCCTTACATGACTGAAAACGTAATCTTATTAGGTTACAGAGGATCTCAATTCTTGGAAACTGGTGCAGTTTATGCTCCATATATTCCATTAATCATGACTCCATTAGTGTACAATCCAGAAACCTTTACACCAGTAAAAGGTATCATGACTCGTTACGCTAAGAAAATGATCAGACCAGAATTCTACGGTAAAATCTTCGTTAGCGATATCGCTACTGTATAATTTACTACAGAATAATAAATTAAAGAGAGCTAAAAGCTCTCTTTTTTTTTATAAGATAATTTCGTATATTTATATAAAATAGATAATATGATTGTAGGAGAATTAACCTGGCAGCAATTTAGGTCTTTAGATTCAATAAGAAACTTAGACGAAAACAGGCAAATGCAGCATTACCATGAATACCTGGTATCACTTAACGAATGGACTATTCATCAAAATAAAGGTCCTATACCTTCAGCAATATCTAATTGCTTAAGTTCTTTGGAGTTTATAGTACAGTATAATGATGAATTGGGAGAATGCCCGGGAGGGCACAGCTGTGATGCAGCAACTTTTTACTTAAGAGCAAATACAACAACAGTAGGTACAGTCTATTTAAGTAATACAGGTGGAGTAACAGATCAATTTAACTACCCGCCAGGAGAAACATCTGGACCTAATCGATATAACGTACTAACACTAACACCAGAGCAAGTTCAAGAAATAGCAACAACATCAGAAGACAGTAACATATCTCTATCTCTAATATGTGCTACCCCTATTGATGTAGACTATGGATGGGGATTAGGAGGATGTCACTCTAATGTAACATGGGTTACATTAAAACTAGACGGAACAGAGGTCTACAGCGGATGTCCAGAAAATAACTTTTTAACAATAAATCCTTGTACAGGAGTAGTAATATAGTAATATGGGAAGACAAGCATCATACACTTTAGAAAACCGTACAATCAATCTAGGAGACATATTTAATGTAGAAGGAACTAGAATGATGGTCAAAGAAATATTTACACTAAATAATCAAACATATATTAGTTACGATATTGAAAAACAAGAAGGATTGTCTATTGAATTAATAGATAAATTTATAGAAGATAAGTTTAATTACTTTAACACAGTAATTCCAAATCCAATTGCAGATACAGTCTGCGGATTAGGAGAAAAGAAATAAACAACAGAGAGCCTAGTTTTTACTAGGCTTTTTTCGTATATTTATTGTAAACAAATACAGTTTATATTTATGGCTTCTAACCATCACACCGATGAGGTTTTTACTCCAAAGAGAAAACCAAAAAACCCAATTAAGTTTCAACTCCAACTTAATGACGAACAAAAATTAGCAAAAGCACTTATCGTAGAAAATCCAGTAGTCGTTCTAAAAGGAATGGCAGGTTCAGGAAAGACTTTAGTAGCAGTACAAGCAGCTCTAGATATGTTATTCTGTAAAGAGGTAGAGAAGATTGTTATCACAAGACCTACAGTGGCTAAGGAAGAATTAGGCTTTTTACCAGGCGATCTTAAAGAAAAGATGGATCCGTGGTTAGCACCAATATACCACAACCTTTATATGCTATACGGAAAAGATAAAGTAGATAAAGAATTGGAATACGGAAATATTGAAATTGTACCATTTGCATTTATGAGAGGTAGAACATTTGTTAACTCTTTTGTAATTGTAGATGAGGCACAAAACGTTACTCAAGATCAAATGGAAACAGTATTGGGGAGACTTGGTAAAAATTCTAAAATGGTAATCTGCGGGGATTTAGCTCAAATAGATTTAAAAGTAAAGAAAGAAACAGGATTTTCTTTTCTTACAAGAATTGAAGAGCAAGTAAAAGGTTTTAGAGTATTTGCTTTAAAAGCTAATCACAGACATGAGATTGTAGCACCTATACTAAAGGTATATCAAGATTTTAGGGATTAAAGTAAGTCGCTATTTATAAATAAACTATTTGGTAATGGCAAAATTTACATACTTTATACGAGAAAGACTTAAATTAAACGGAGTTGAAAGAGGTACAAACTTTGAAACATCTATAACAGGTGTTAACTATGCAGATAGCAGAGTAATGTCAGTACCTTCAGGATCAATGACTGAGATTATTAACTTAGCAGCACTTCCAGGAGCAGGTACTTTTGTATCAAGCAGTGTAAGGTATGCTAGAATTTCAAATCTTTCAACAGGATCTGTTAATTTACAACTATCTGGTTCAACACATCAATTCAACTTCCTACTTCGAGGAAGCGGTAGCTTTATATTTAATTCAGAATACGTAAGCGGTCAGTTTAATAACTTTACATATGGAGATTTAAGATCAGTAAAAGCTTCTCCAGTTGACTCAGAAGCTACTATTGGATACTTAGTAGTAACTACTTAAACTTTTTAAAACATGGCAAATATTCAAATCTGGGATGGTAGTACAAACTTCATAGCAGGGGAATCAACTCCCTTTGGCTTTTATGATGATGACTTATCTTTCCAAGAAGATGCACCTAAGGTAGCACGTTATTGTGCTGAGAAATTAGGATGGCCGGTACTAGATATAGAATTACACGAAAGACAACTTTACGCAGCTTTTGAAGAAGCAGTTACTGCTTACGGAAAAGAAGTAATAGAAGCTATAACTGCAGAGACATTATCTTCCCAATTAGGAGGAAGTGCTGGAGGTTCAGCTGTAAATCAAACTATATTTAGACCTAGTTTACAGAATGTAATTCTAACAAGTGCACAATACGGAACAGAAGCAGGAGTAGGAGGACCAGTTACCCTAAGAACAGCAATGATTGATCTTGTAGCAAACCAACAAGACTATAACCTTACAACTCTAATAGGACAAGGAGCAATTGAAATACGAAAAGTATTTTACGAAGCACCTCCTGCTATTATGAGATACTTTGACCCATATGCAGGAACAGGAACAGGTATTCAGTCTCTTATGGATGCATTTGATTTTGGATCATTCTCACCAGGGGTAAACTTCTTATTGATGCCAGCATCTTATGATGTATTAAAAACACAAGCAATTGAGTTTAACGATCAAATAAGAAAATCAACTTACTCTTTTGAGATTCATAATAATATATTAACTTTATTTCCAGTACCAGCAAAAGCCGGTAAATTAAAAGTACAGTATTATATACTCAGTGAAAAAACAGGTCAATACATAAGTGATACTATTTCATTTGCAGCTTCTGCAAATTCTTCTGGAGCAATAACAGGAACAGGAGGAAGTAGTTCAACAACAGGTGTAACAACCAATATGTCAAATGCTAATGCACAAAATTTAGTATACTCTGAAATAAACGCAATAGGACGTCAGTGGATATTCAAGTATGCAGCAGCTACCTGTAAAGAGATATTAGCATACGTTAGAGGTAAGTACGAAACAGTACCAGTACCAGGATCAGAAGTTAGGTTAAATGCAGCAGATTTATTAGCAGATGCAAGAACAGAGAAAGCTACTTTGGTAGAATCTTTAAAAGCAACAATGCAAACAGCATCTCTAACAAACCAGCTTTCCTTACAAGCAACACAAACACAATATATCAATGATGCTTTATCTAAAGTACCAATGTTAATATACGTAGGATAATGAGAAAACTAATAAACGAAGTAACTTTTGGAATATACCAAGGCCTTATCAGGGTTGGTCACAAAGATGAAATTACAGCTTCAGAGGTTGCAGATTTCGTTAGAGCTATGCCAGGTGTTACAAGAGTTACAGCTATTGATTCAGATGAAGATAGAAATATAGTTGTACTAAAAGTAAAAATATTAACTGCCAAACCAGGTCCAGTTGTATTTGAAAAGTTAAAAAAAGATACATTTAAGTTAGTACCTAATATTAAAAAGGTAGACTTGTCTTTAAAATCAATTGAAAAAATAGAATAATGATATTCGGAAGCCAAAGAGATTTTAATCTACTTATAAAGATAAACAGAGAGTTATTATCAGATGTAATAGAACAAGAAATTCTCTATTACAAAATGTCTTTGGAAGAAACTCAAGCAAACATATACGGAGAAGCTCAGGAAAAAGTTTATTGGTCACCAGTAAAAGTTAATTGTCTTATTGATAGAGGAGAGCCAGGAATGTCTGTAGATGATTTTGGACCTGATAGAGGAAGATCTACAAGTTTTAAATTTTTAAGAGAAGATTTAAAAGATGTAAATACTGTACCTGAAGTAGGGGATATTATACAGTGGCAAGAAGATTACTACGAAGTAGATAACACTGTAGAGAACCAGCTATTTGTAGGTAGAGACGAGAATTATAACCTAACTGACTACGGACCAGACTATGCAGGAACACTTTCTATTATATGTGTATGCCATTTAACAAGAGCAGATAAAGTTGGAATAGTTTCAAGATATGAAGCAACACCAATAGACTCTAATTCAATTACAACGGCAACTACACAAGCAAATACAATATTATAATGGCATTAACAAGAAAACCTGTACCGAAATCACAAGTCGAATTGTCTCAAGAGACTATTCAACCTTACTTAAGTCAAGGTAAATCTCTTGTACCTGCTAATAAAAAAAGAGAGAATCAAAGAACTGTAAAAGGAGATGATGTAAAGCAGTTTCAAGTAGGATTAAAAGATGTAGATGAATCTATATTCTACTACTTCAACAATATAATTAGACCATCAGTAATTCAGAACAGCATAAAAGTAAACGTTCCGGTTATTTATGGATCACCAGAAAGATGGGCAGCAATGCAAAAAGATGGATTTTACAGAGATAAAAACGGTAAGATTCAAACACCTCTTATAATGGTTAAAAGAGATTCTATTGAAAAGAATAGATCACTTGGAAATAAAATGGATGCAAATAATCCTGTACATTTTGGAGTATTTCAAAAAAAATATTCACAAAAAAATGTATACGATAGATTTTCTACTTTAAATAATAGAGAACCTGTTAAAGAATATTACGGAGTTATTATGCCGGACTATGTAAACCTGGTTTACTCATGTGTTATTTTTACAGAATACGTAGAGCAAATGAATAAGATAGTAGAGTCAGTGAACTTTGCATCAGATTCATACTGGGGAGATCCAGAAAGATTTAAGTTTAGAGCAGCAATTGATAACTATTCAACAACAACTGAATTAGTTGAAGGAGGAGACAGAACAGTAAAGACTTCTTTTCAAATTAAAATAGCAGGGTATATTGTATCGGATGCAATTAATACAAATGTAGGTAATCCAAATAAGTTTTTCTCCAAAGCTGCAGTAAGTTTTGGAATAGAAACAGCAACTAGTAGCACCTCCCTACAGAGACAAGCTACAACCTCAACTAAAGCAGGTTCAACAAGGTTTTATGATCAACTCCCAGTAACTATAGTACAGGATAATAGTATGACAACAGCACAGATAGAATTTATCTCACTTAACAACACTGAAGTAGTAACCGGTACAAGTATTGTAAGTGGGGATACAGCAGTATTTTCAGGTAAAGCATTTGCAATACCTCCACCTGGCTTCACAATAACTCAGGAATCTTTTGCTATTTATATAAACAGTACCTATATTCCAAATAGTCAGAGAACAGTTTCTCAAGAAAGTGGGGATATAGTGGTAGTATTCGATACCGCTAGCATCAAGTATACTCTTTCAGGAGCAGACGAAATAGTGATAGTAGGAAAATTTAATTAGAAGAAATGGCATTAATACGATGGAAACAGTTAACAGGTGACTTAAACGGAGCACCTGTATTTACCGGATCACTCCAGATATCTGGATCTATTGTACTGAACGGAATTGATTTATCTATCAATCAAAGTATTTTTAGACAAACAGGGTCCTATTGGAATACAACAAGAAATATAGGAATAACAGGATCTTTTCAACTTAATCTTAGTGAAGTAGGTCAGTATTTTGCAATATCAGTTGGAGGAAATGAAAAGATAAAAGTGAATACAGAAGGAACTTTGCAATTAGCACCACAGAGCGTAACACCGACAGCAGTAACAGGGGGTATCTTTTATAGTTCAAGTGATGCTTTCTTCTTAGGGTTCAATAATTAGAGATATTTATTAATAAAATAAAACAATAAAACATGGCAAATTGGAAAAAAGTCATTGTCAGCGGCTCGTCAGCGCACTTACTAAGTGTAACAGCTTCTAACTTAACAGATGACAACTTAGTAATAGCAGGTGCAGGAGGAGCATTAGAAAGCAGCGGACTTACCTACAATGGAACTTTATTAAACCTAGGAACTGCTCAAGTACAAGCAGCAGGATTCTCAGGATCATTCTCTGGATCTTTTCAAGGGAATGGAGCAAACCTAACAGGAATTGTAGCAACAGGTACATCTTTACAAAACGCTATAGCAAGCGGAGAAGGTATTGCACCATTTAGCTATACAAATATAGCACCAGTTTCAGTAGCAGTATCTGGAGCAATAGATTTAACAGATAACGCTATTACAAAATGGGATAACGATGCAGGTAAGTTTCAAACTTCTTCTTTACTTGATAATGGTATTGAAATTACAGGTGTTACTTCAATTCAGTTAACAGGAGGTGCTTCAAATCTTTCTGGATCTTTTTCAGGATCATTCTCAGGAGATGGAGCAAACTTAACAGGATTAGTTTCTACTCTAAACGTATCTGGCTCAGCAGGTAATGGAGCAGTTGACCTAAAAACTCAAACGTTTACTATTGCAGGTACCTCTCTAGAGGTTGAGACATCAATGTCAGGTCAAACTCTTACAATTGGTTTACCAAGTGATGTTACAATTGGAAATAATTTAACAGTAACAGGAGATTTATTTGTAAATGGTACAACTACTCAGGTAAACACAACTGACTTGTATGTAGAAGATAAATTCATTATCTTAGCATCAGGATCAGCTTCAGCAGGAGATGCAGGTATTATTATTGATAGAGGATCAGATGCAGCAGGAAATATTGCTTTTGGATACGATGTAGATACAGATAGATGGGGATTCCAAAACGGATTAACAGATACACAAAATGCTATTACAATCGGTACAAACGGTAATAGTGCATTTGTAGGATATGTATTCACAGAAGCAGCTCACGTATCAGCACCAACAACAGGAGAATTTGTAGCAGCAGGAGCAATATACACAGCAACATCAGGAGATATTTTTATATATTCATAATAGTTATTAAATAAAAAAAGTTATAATGGGATTAATAGACAAGATTAGGCCTCAACTAAAACAAGAAGAGACTGAAAGTTTTACAGCAGAAGAGTTAAAGTTTTTACTCTTAAAATTGAGATCGGCAACCTACACAGGACATGAATTTGAGACGTTTTACAATATATGGGTTAAGGTAACAAAAGAATTAGAAAGATTAGAAAAATAAACAAGAGCCTTAGGGCTCTTTTTTGTTAGTTGATTCTTTAAAAAAAATCTCATAACTTAAAAAGAAAAACATATGAACTTATTTAGCATAGATAACTTATCCTTAGAAGAAATAAACCTCCTAAGACAATCACTTAACGTAATCGAAATAAAAGGGGCTTCGGCTATCTTTGTAGCTACTCTTCAAGTAAAACTAGATCAAGAGATTTCTCAAATCCGTACTATGATTGAGGAAGAAGAGAAAAAAAAGCAAGCAGGTATTCTAAAGATAGAAAAAGCTGCTAAAGCAGAACTATAAGATATTTATATTATATATTATAGACCTGAAGAAGGAAGTGGGCCGGCAATCCGGTAACCAATCGTAATAATACTTAATATGCCAAGTTGGAAAAAAGTCATAATTAGCGGCTCAGATGCTGCTTTAAACTCTCTTAATGTTTCTACATCACTTACTGCAAGTGGAATAACCTACCCTAATACAGACGGTACATCGGGACAAGTTGTCACAACTGACGGTGCAGGGAATTTAACATTTTCAAATGTAGAAAATACTACAATCACTATAAAAAACATAACAGGTACTACTATACAAAAAGGAACACCTTGTTATATAACTGGATCTGGAACAGGAGGAAACATAGCAGGAGTATTACCAGCTAATGCCTCTAACCCAGCTTTAATGCCTGCAGGAGTAATTGCAGGAGAGACTATTTTAGCAGGAGCAGAAGGAATAGGGTTAATAAACGGATTCATATCAGGAGTTAACACCTCAGCGTTCACACCAGGAGCTACAATTTACGTAGCACCAGGAGGAGGGTATACATCAACAAAACCAACAGGCTCTTCAGTATTAATACAAAAACTAGGAAACGTTGAAAAATCTCATGCATCAAATGGATCAGGAGTTATTAACGGACCAAACTACTATAACGAAGTACCGAACATACAACAAGGGTATACTTGGGTAGGAGATACTAATGGCGTAGCAGTAGCAGTAGCAACTTCTTCTATTCAGAACGTAGTAAGTGCTTCTTATGCAAACACAGCATCACAGGCAAACTCTGCAACAACAGCTACAACAGCATCACATGCTTTAACAGCTTCATACATAAATCCTCTATACCAAAATGTAGAGTTACATGGAAATTTAGTAGTATACGGAACTTCATCGTTTAATTTTGTTACTTCTTCTCAATTAGATGTAGATAACTCATTTATCTCAGTAAACGTATTTGAACCAGCAGAAAGATTCGGAGGACTTAAAATATATGACTCAGGTTCATCAACAGCAACAGCATCATTTGCTTGGGACTCTCTACACAACCACTTTGTATATCAAAACTCATCAGGATCTACATACACAGGAGGTATGTTTATGTCAGGTCCTAGAAATACAGGATCACTAGGAGATGAACCGACATTGACAAAATGGATGGTTGCAAGATCTGATGGAGGAGATCACTTAGAAAATACTCAAATATATTCAAGTGCTTCTATCACACAGGTAACAGGATCTTTAAATGTATCTCAAGGTATAACAGGTTCTTTACTAGGAACAGCTTCATACGCTTTACAGGCATTAAGTTCATCATTTGCATCAACATCATCATTCCTAGGTAGTACTACAAATGCTTTTTTACAAAACGGTAATAGTTTTGGTACACTTGCTTTATTAGGAACAAATGATAACAACTCACTTGCTTTAGAGACAAGTGGTTCAACTAGAATGTTTATTTCTAGTAGTGGAGATACAGGAATAGGTATTACAACACCTGGAGCCAGATTACACGTATTTGCAAGTAATTCAGGTGCTACTTCTGCAGTGTATAACGGTACTCTAATTGTAGAGCAAGGAGCTGGTACTGCAATACAGATGATATCGGCAAATACACAAACACCAGCACTTAGGTTTGGAGATCCTGAAAACGGTCAAGTCGGTAGGTTAGAGTATTCACATGTTGATAACTCAATGCGAATGGTTACCAATGCTAGTGAAAAAATACGTATTACTTCAGCAGGTAACGTAGGTATTGGAACAACAAATCCTTTGGGTAAATTGCAAGTTAATGAATACACGGTTGCTGCTCAAGGAGGTCAAGCCACTACTGGTCAGCTTAATGTATTTGCTGATAGTGGTGCGGAGTCTTTGTTCTTAGGTATACGGAATGCGGCATACCCGAATAGAGGCTGGGCATTTAACCCTATTACTAATGGAGTAAATTCTAACTTACAAATAAAAGAACACGGGTTTAGTGGTGTAAGGATGACGATTGCTTCTGGCGGTAGCGTAGGAATAGGAACAACAACTCCAAATGCAACACTAGACGTAAGTGGTAGTGCAATTATATCAGGATCTTTCACTGTAACACCAGGAACTGTTAGAGAATTTCAAGTAAGAACTACAGGTGTTGATATAGGTAATCTAATAACAGATGCACATACAGTAACAGGTTCTTTATCAGTATCAGGATCAGTAACAGCAACCTCTTTTACAGGTTCTTTATTTGGAACAGCATCATGGGCACAAAATGCTTTAACAGCATCAAACATAACACCAGCCATCACAAATAATACAGATAATTATGTATTAACTGCTAATGGAGATGGAACAATAAACGGCGAATCATTACTTCAATTTGATGGTCAAAAACTAAGTGTACTGTATCAAGCAGGAGACGAAGGAGGAGAAATTCTTTTAGGAAAACCAGCAACTAATACATCACTTACAGGTAGTGGAATTACTGTCGACGTATGGCAAAATAGATTAAGATTCTTTGAACAGGGAGGAGCAGCAAGAGGAGCTTTCATAGATCTTACAGCAGCAGCACCAGGTGTAGGAACAGACTTATTAGCAGGTGGACCAACAGGAGCAACAGGTATAACCGGAGCAACAGGACTTACAGGACCAACAGGTTTAACTGGAGTAACAGGAGCTACCGGAGTTGTAGGACCAACTGGAGTAGTAGGGGTAAGCGGAGCAACTGGACTTACCGGACCAACCGGTATTCAAGGAGCAACAGGTCCTATAGGAGTAACAGGTGCAACAGGATTAACTGGACCAACTGGAATTCAAGGAGCAACTGGCTTGACAGGTCCAACAGGTTTAACTGGTTCAACAGGACCAATAGGAGTAACAGGATCAACTGGAGTAGTAGGTCCAACAGGAGTAAGTGGTGCAACAGGAGTAATTGGTGTAAGCGGTGCTACAGGTATAATAGGAGTATCAGGTGCAACAGGTCCTATAGGGCCGACAGGAGTAACAGGAGCAACTGGACCAATAGGACCTACAGGAGCAGACGGATCTTTTGGAGGAGCTACTTTTGACTATACCTACGATACAACAACAACTGCATCCGATCCAGGCCAAGGAAAAGTAAGATTAAATAGTGCTACTGAAAATGCAGCAACAGCAATATATATTGATTCATTAAATGATCAAGCTACAGATATTTCTACATTCTTAAATACAATAGATAGTGTAACATCACTAATCAAAGGATATATCAGAATAGCAAACAGGTTAGACGCCAGTCAATTCTTATTATTTCAAATCTCAGATTTAACAAATAATACCGGATGGTGGACACTAGCGGTAACAAATCAAGCATCATCTGCAACTTCACCTTTTACAAATTTAGAGGATATTATAATATCATTTGTAACAACAGGGGATAAAGGTCAAACAGGAGCTACAGGAGTAATCGGAGTATCAGGTGCAACCGGTTTAACAGGACCAACTGGGGTTAGCGGAGCAACTGGTGTAGTCGGAGTATCCGGTGCAACAGGGGTAGTAGGACCTACCGGAGTTAGCGGTGCTACAGGTCCAGTAGGACCTACAGGAGTAACAGGTGCTACAGGACCAGTAGGAGTAACAGGTGCTACAGGATTAACAGGTTCTACAGGAGTAGTCGGAGTATCCGGAGCTACAGGTCTGACTGGAGCAACCGGAGTAATTGGAGTAAGTGGAGCAACAGGATTGACAGGTGCTACGGGAGTAGTAGGTGTTAGTGGGGCTACTGGCCTTACAGGTTCAACAGGGGTAATAGGAGTTAGCGGAGCAACAGGTTTAACCGGAGCAACCGGAGTAGTCGGTGTAAGCGGAGCAACTGGATTGACAGGAGCTACAGGTCCGATAGGAGTAACAGGCGCTACAGGAGTAGTCGGGGTATCCGGGGCAACTGGATTAACCGGAGCAACTGGTGTAGTAGGTGTAAGTGGAGCAACTGGTTTAACAGGAGCAACCGGAGTAATCGGAGTATCCGGGGCAACAGGGCTTACTGGAGCAACCGGAGTAGTAGGTGTGAGTGGAGCTACAGGTCCAATTGGAGTAACAGGTGCTACTGGAGTAATAGGTGTAAGCGGAGCTACGGGATTAACAGGAGCAACAGGTGTAGTTGGGGTCAGTGGAGCTACCGGACTAACAGGTTCAACCGGACCAGTTGGGGTAACAGGTGCTACAGGTGTAATTGGAGTAAGTGGAGCAACCGGGGTAATCGGAGTATCTGGAGCAACAGGACCAATAGGGGTTACAGGAGCAACAGGTCCTTCTACAGCAATTAACGCTACAAATGACACAACTACAACACTGTTATACCCAGTAACAGTAGGTGCTGCAGGAAGTAATCAAACCCCTAAAGTTAGAACAACTTCTACTGCATTTAGTTTCAATGCGAGTACAAACACTCTCTCAGCAACAACGTTTGCAGGAGCTTTAACAGGAAATGCAACATCAGCAACAACTGCATCAGTCGCTGAAGCAGTAAAAACAAATGGTGCAGGATCAGGTACTTTTTATCCATTAATGCAGGCAGGAGCTTCCACAGGATATCTAACACCGGCTTTTAATTCTGCTTTTAGCTATAACGGAACTACGGGAATTTTAAATACAACAGCTTCATTTGCAACAACAGCAACTAATGTAGTAGGTGGTGCTAACAGAGTTCTGTTTAATAATGGTGCAGATACAACTGCTACAGATTCTAACTTAACTTGGAATGGATCAACCTTTAACGTAGGTGGAACTCTTACAGCAACTGTAAAATCGTTCATCATTGATCACCCAACCAAAAAAGGTAAAAAACTTCAATACGGAGTATTAGAGGGACCAGAACATTCTGTATACGTAAGAGGAAGGTTAACCAATGAGAATACCATTGTATTACCGGATCACTGGCACGGACTAGTACACCAGTATACAATTACTGTAAACTTAACTTCAATAGGTAAGAAACAAGATTTATGGGTTGAACAAGTAAATGCTCATCAAATTAAAATAGGATCAGAAAATAAAATAAACTGTTTCTATACAGTATTTGCTGAAAGAAAAGATATAGATAAATTGGTAACAGAATTCGATAAGTAATGGCTGAGATTCATGGACCAAGACATAATAAAGTTTCAGACGTAAGAGGTCCTTCAGGTTTTTATTCAATAAAACTTGGAGGGGAATACGTTACTGTATATGTAGACCAGGAGTATGATGGCGGTGGTTGGATATGTGTTTTAGCCAATAGAATTAATACAGGAGGTATGTCAAATTTAACATACTCAAATGCTGTAAATACAAGTAACTATAGAACTGGAGGTTCTACAAATACAGCAGGACCGGTAGTAGACCCGTATTCACCTCTATCAGGATTATCAAATTATAATATTTGGATAGGAACTAAGTATTGGGAATTATTAGGAAAAAGAGCAAATTCAAGCTATGTAACAGTAGTAAATTTTGTATCAACAACAACAGGTGCGGCATTAGGATCAACTGGATTACATACAAAAAGGTATAGATGGAGATTTAATAACTTTACTTCGACATATGCATTTAGTGGTGCAGCAGCTGTAAGTGATGAGACATCGACAGGAACACCAGGTATGTACTCTTACCATGCTCTTAATGGATTTAACTTAACAACATACGACAATGATCAAGATGCGTACGGAAGTGGTAACTGTTCAACCTTCTACAATAACAATCCATTCTGGTACGGGGGATGTTGGTCAGGAAACTGGTTTGCAGGAGGAGGATACCAAGATGCACCATACTGGGATAGTTCAGGAGGAGATTATCATAATTACGGAGCAGTTTATATAAAATAATTATGCCAGCAAATACACAATTAAAACCTATGAAATTAATACTCACTCAAGGAGAGGGTACATGGGATAAGGTAATTACAGATTTAGAAGGAAATATAATCTTTGAACAAAGAGGATTGATCTTATCTGAAGAAAATACTAATAAAGAATACTTCGACGGATGGGAAGCTCAGTTAAGAGGATTACCATTCTGGAATATAGTAGAAGTAGAAAGATTTATATAATATGCCAGTAGCAGGAGGACCAAATACATTAGGAGAAAATAATTTAGTATTCGCTTACGATACAGGTGATGTGAGTAATTC